TAAAACTGCTCGTGGCAACGGATCCCAAACCGATCCTGCTCTTTGGCAGAACCTGTACAAGCAGATCAACGTTGCACTGGATCGCTCAAAGCGACTTGCTGAGGTTCAGCTGAGCAACCGTGATGACGTGATGCGTCGTCAGTACCAACAGCTGTACAGCGCAGAAATGCAGAAGCGTGGTGTTGCTCTTCCGATTCTTGAAAACAAATAATCCACCCATTCCCACAACGTATTAGCGTAAATGGCTGTAACTGAAAACACATACACAGGGAATGGTTCAACCACAAACTATTCCTTCACTTTCCCATATCTTGAGGAGACGGACATCAAGGTAAGTCTTGATGGAGTCTTGACAACTGCATACACTCTTGCCAACGCTACAACTGTTTCCTTTACGAGTGCTCCTGGCAATGGGGTTGCTATTCGTATCTACCGTGAAACCAACGCAGACACGCTCCAGGCAACCTTCTTTGCTGGTTCTGCTATTCGTGCCCAAGACCTGAACGACAACTTCAATCAGGTTCTGTACAACACCCAAGAGACTGTCGATAGGCGTCTTGACCGGACTGGCGGCACGATGAGTGGCAACATTGAGTTTGCTGCTGGTAAAGGCATTGTCTTTGAAGGAACCACTAACGATGCGAATGAGGTCACCCTGCTTGGTGGTGACCCTTCGGCTGATCGTACGCTGAATCTTCCCAATGCAAGTGGCACGCTTGTAAGCACTGGTGACGTGGGGACCGTGGCTACCAGCATGATTGCTGATAGTAACGTCACTACCGCTAAAATTGCTGATAGCAATGTAACCACAGCAAAGATTGCCGACAGTGCTGTTACGTCTGCCAAGATTGCAGACGGCACTATCGCTACCGCTGACATTGCCGATGGAGCTGTTACTTCTGCCAAGATTGCTGACGGGACGATTGTCGCGGCTGACATTGCCAGCAATGCAGTTACCACTGCAAAGATCCTCGACGCAAACGTAACCACTGCCAAGATCGCAGATAGCAACGTTACCACTGCAAAGATTGCAGACGGTAATGTCACAACTGCAAAGATCCTTGATGCCAATGTCACGACTGCAAAGATCGCTGACAGTAATGTGACGACGGCAAAGATTGCCGATTCCAACGTCACCACAGCAAAGATCGCTGACAGCAATGTCACTACCGCCAAGATTGCGGATAGCGCGGTTACTGCGGCCAAGATTGCTGATGGTGTGATCTCTACGACGAAGCTGACTGATGGGACGGTGGTCACCAATGCTGAGCACTCAGCTTCGACCCCCAACGACACCAGCTTCTTTACCACCTCTGCTTCTGATGCTCGGTACTTCCGTCAGGACAGCACCGAAACCATCTTCAGTGGTGATACGTGGTCGTCAAGCGACTCCAGGATTGCCTCTACGGCTGCCATCGATGCACGGATCATTGATCTTGTCGATGACGTTGGTGGGTTTGTTCCCATTGCCAGCGAGACCAGCTTCCCCCTTACCAACCCTGACATCAATAACCCGGATGGCGCGGGAACCATCATCAGCATCAAGGAGATCACCAGCACCAGGACTCCCTCCTCTGGCGTGGTAACGATCGCCAATGGCGCTGGGGCTAATACTGTCACCATTAACGGCTGTGGCTCCACTGTTCTTTCTGCTGGCTTTGGAGTGCTTGTCGAGACGACCTCAACTCTGCACACCTACACCTTCCATCGCCTGGTTCCTAAGGCCACAGAGGTCACCACAGTTGCGGCTATTAGCTCTGATGTAACAACTGTTGCCACAAACAACGCAAATGTCACAGCAGTAGCTTCCAATGCCGTAAACATTAACAGCGTTGCGGGAAGCATTGGCAACGTAAATAATGTCGGTGGCTCGATTGCAAGTGTCAATAGTGTTGCCAGCAACCTCAACACGGTCAATGACTTTGCGGCTCGCTATCGCGTTTCCGCGAGCGATCCAACCACCAGCTTAGATGCTGGAGATTTGGTGTTTAATACCACCAACAATGAGCTGCGAGTTTTCAATGGCACGGCCTGGCAGGGTGGCGTAACCGCTACTGGCAACCTTGTCAGTAAGTCTGGCGACACCCTTACTGGTCCCCTTGGAATCACAGCAGGTACGGCTGCGTTGCCGTCTCTGTTCATCTCTGGTGATCCCAATACGGGAGTGTTTAGCGCTGGTGCTGATCAGCTGTCCTTTACGACTGGTGGTACGGAAAGGATCTCCATTAGTGCTGCAGGCGCTGTAAATATTCCTGGTGCCCTGACTAAGGGTGGGTCGAACGTCGTCACTGTTGGCGATACCGGCACGGTGACCAACACGATGCTGGTGGGGAGCATTGACAAGACCAAGATAACCGGAACTGCTATTACCGCCACTGACATTGGAACCGTCACCAGCACAATGATTGCTGACGGCACCTTGGTCAACGCTGATATAAACGCTTCTGCGGCAATTGACAAGACAAAAATCAATGGCACCGCAATTACCGCAGCCGATACTGGCACGGTGACATCAGCCATGATTGCTGACGGCACCATCGTGAATGATGACATCAGCGCTACGGCTGGGATTGCAGTCAGCAAGCTGGCGGCCAGCACGATTAGTGGCGTGACGCTGGGCGGCAGCCTGAGTTCCGTCACCTTCAACAACGGTGGCGCTGGTGGCGCATCTGGCAGCACCTTTAATGGTTCCGGCGCTTTGACTGTCTCCTACAACAGCGTTGGAGCGCCTTCTGTGACTGGTGCTAACGCATCCGGCACCTGGGGCATCAACGTAACGGGGACAGCAGGTTCGATCAGCGGATTTAATAACCCAACGACCTCTGCGTCAGGCAACACGATTGTCTACCGGGACGGCAACGGCGACATCAACGGACGCTACCTAAACTCCTCCTACTTCAACCAGGGGTCGGCAAACAACGAGAACCCCGCTATCTCCCAGGTCTTCGTTCAGAACTCCGCAGACAACTATCTGCGCAAGGCCAGCATCTCCCACCTGACGAGTGCAGTCCAATCCAACGCAGGTGGCACCTGGGGCATCAATGTTTCGGGTACTGCTGCTGCGCTGTCAACCGCTTCTGGTTCGGCTCCGTCTTACGCAGCACGCGCCTGGGTGAACTTCAACGGCACTGGCACTGTGGCGATTAGAGCAAGTGGCAACGTGAGCAGCATTACGGATAATGGAGTTGGCAAATTTAGAGTCAACATGACCAATGCAATGCCAGACGTAAACTATGTGGCAGTTGGTTCTGTCTTGAACTCCACAACGCCAGCGGTAAACGGAATTTCTTGGGTTGCGGGATCGGATGATCCCGGTGGGACTATTGGCTCATCTACAACAACTTCGTTTCACATTGGCACTTATAGCTATCCAACGACCTTGGCCGATTTTCAATATACACAAGTTGCTGTTTTTCGCTGAGGCAACCCCATGAACCGAATCATCTTCCAAAACGAATCCGGCGGCATCTCCGTCATCATCCCCACCGGCGAACTTCCCATCGAGGACGTTGCCCAGAAGGACGTTCCTGCAGGCGTCCCTTACCTGTTGGCTGATGTCACTGACATCCCCAGCGACCGCACCTTCCGCGAAGCCTGGGAGGCTGACTTCAGCAACCCTGACGGCTACGGCATTGGTGCCGACGCTTACTTCGCCGCCAAGGAGGCAGCCCAATGATCACCATCAACATGGACAAGGCCAAGGCTATAGGCCACGACAAACGCCGCGCCATGCGGGCTGAGGAGTTCAAGCCCTACGACGAGGTGATCATGAAGCAGATCCCTGGCGCTGATCACGCTGCTGCCGAAGCTGCGCGACAAGCCATCCGCGACAAGTACGCCTTGATCCAAGACGTGATTGAAGGGGCATCTTCCCCAAAGGAGATCAAGGCTGCTCTTGAAAGTGCGTAGTCATACTCACTAATCCCTCTCACTTGAGCCTGCCAATTGGTGGGCTCTTTTTTTAGTTATCCACACTTTACTTATGTCTACCACCTTCACTTGGAACATCGCCCAAATGGAGCGCGAAGTCGAAGACGGCTACGTTTACACCCTGCATTACACCGTTGACGCCAAAGATGACACCTATGCAGCTGGTGCATACGGTTCCATTGGTCTGGAGCGTCCTGAGGACGAACTGATTCCGTTTAGCGAGCTGACCCCTGAAATTGTCGTCGGTTGGCTCCAAGACAAGCTTGGTGCTGAAAAGGTCGCTGAAGTTGAGGCTGCTCTCCAGGCCCAGCTCGACGAACAGCGTCAACCGACTAAAGCTGCAGGTCTGCCCTGGACTTTACCATTCTTGGCCTTAAGGTCTCCTATGAGACCCTGCTTTTCCTTGGCCTGTTCGTTGCCTCCGAAGTGGTTGGCAACAGCAAACTGAAATCGAATAGCGTTGTCCAAATCATCCTTGCTGGCATCAACGCCCTGAAGCCTCTGCGTAAAGAGGACGACAAACTCCAACAACTCAAGGATACGTTCAAATGAGTATCCGGCTGACTGACGTAGCCAAGTACTACAAAGGTCTGCCCAACCAAATCAAAGCCCTCCAAGCCCTTGAGAAACTCTTGGGTAAGGAGGGTCTTTCTGATTCTCAGGAATGGGTTCAACTGTGGAGGCTTCCTCCCGCTGAACCTCCCAAGCAGCAATTCACTAATACATGGGATGGCATCGAAGCTGCTGCTGCTGCAGCTGGTGCCAAGTTTCCTGAAGTTGTGGCAGCCCAATGGGCACTTGAGTCTGCATATGGCACCGCCCTGAGCGGTAAGAACAACTTCTTTGGTATCAAAGGTCCAGGCACTGTTAAGACCACCTGGGAAGACTACGGCAACGGTCCTGTCACGATCAAAGCATCGTTCATGGACTTTGCTACTCCCTACGATTGCGTCAACCATCTGGTTACCCAGTGGTACAAAGATTACAAGGGCTACAAAGGTGTAAACCGTGCAGCCACTCGTGAGGACTGTGCGTTCCTCTTGAAGCGTGAAGGATACGCCACCGATCCCGTCTACGCCCAAAAACTCATCCGCCTAATGGAGCAGAATGATTGAGGGAGTTATCACTGCTGCCATTGCAGCGTTGACAGGAGTTGTTGCTCTCCATGGAAAGTTGAACCAACGTATTGGTGAAGTCGATAGCCGTATTGATCGCGTTGAACTGCGGATTGCAGAGAAGTACGTCCAACGTGAAGAGCTGTCGACTGCTCTCAAAAAGATGGAAGACCACATGGTCCGCATCGAAAACAAACTAGATCAAATTGCTCTGCGTCATGGCTAATAAAAAAAAAGCCACAGAAGACCAGTTCAACGAACTCCATAGCCTTGTTACGTCTGAGTTCCTTGCTCGTATCAAATCTGGAGAGGCAACGACTGCAGATCTCAAAGCTGCGTGTGACTGGCTGGCCAAGAACGACATCAGCGGGGTTGCTTACGAAGGTAACCCCCTGGATAAGTTGGCGTCTGTGATGCCAAAGGTAGACCCTGAGATGGTGCAACGGAGGCTGTATGGCACAAAGCACGTCTGAGTACTACAAAAAGAATCCTGAGGCACGTAAACGCCGACAAAAGCAGCAATCCAAATACAACAAAACCAATAACGGTCTAAAGATCCGTACAAATGCCAACAAGCTGAACCGACAGCTTGGCACCTACGGGAACGGTGACGAAATGGATGCCTCCCATACAGGTCCAGCAAAGGGAAAGCTTGAAAAGCCCTCAGCTAACCGTCGCAGACCCCGTACTGGCCAGAAGTACGCATGACCCCGTTACTACCAACGCCTGATCACTACCTCCAAAACCTAATAACGATGACAAGTCCAGAAGCAAAGCGGCTCTGGAGAAGAGCCATTAAGGAACACTTCAACTGTCAATGCGTTTATTGCGGAGAAACTTATGAATTACATGAACTTACACTTGACCACGTACGTCCTCGTTGTCTTGGCGGGGAAGATCTTACATCAAATCTTGTACCCAGCTGCTGGCAGTGTAATCAGGCAAAAGGTAGTAACAATTGGCTCCAATGGATGAGGAGCACATTTGGTATTAATCCATCCCGTGAAGGGATGATTCTTTCTCACATTAACTAATAATGGCACCTAATAATAAAGCCAAGCAAAAGCCTGGCAGTATGCGGTCTCGTCAGCAGGCAAAGCTTAATAGTCAACGCGCACAAAAATCTCCCATTCAGCCTGCACCTCGCACTGGTCCCCGGCGGCAGCTTCCGCAAAGCAGTCAAGGACAAAACCGTGTGGGTAACTCCAGCCAGCCGTGGGGTGAACGGCAAGGGTCTGGACAACGTGTTGAACCCGTACGTGTTCGTGAAGTGGGTCGTCCTCAGCTTCCCGCTGGTCAAACTGTTCCTGAGAACCGGCGCCTGCCGGGGATGCAAGGCCCCCAGCCTGCGGCACGTCCTCAACGGCCTGGGACAAGCCGCCCTGCAACTGCAAGTCGCATGGAAGCTGCCCAAGAAAAAGCTGACAAGGCTGCTCAAGGTACAAAGTCATCGTCTGTTCGCACTGGCAGGCCTGCTAAGCCGTCTCGATTTGGCGGAGCATTTGGCAAAGGTAATGCCGCTGATGACTCGCGGTTGTCGGATGCACAACGCCGGAGGAAATACGAGGTTGTCAACCCTGAGCGTGGCAATGACCTGCTAACCAAACTGCAAGAAGGTCGTCTTGGCACTTCAAACAATTCGGCTAAACCCAAGCCCTCCAAGCCTGGTTCTGACGGTCGCTACGTTCCTGGCAAAGAGCAATCGAAGTTCACTGATTCCGAAGCTGCAAAGCCTGCAGAAAAGCAACCTGCACGTCCTGTTCGTAGTGCTAGCCAACAGCCCACTACGGCTGTCCAAAACCCCTCTCCTAAGGCCAAAGCCAGCACTCCCTCCAAGCCTGCACCCAAAGCAAGCGAGACCTACCGCGACGGCGGTAAGGGCCTGTACCAAGGCTCTAAGGAGTACCGGGACAAGGTTGGTGGCTCTGGTAACCCCCTGCTGAACCGCTTCCGCAAGGAAATGGGTCTGGATCAGGCCACGGGTCAGCGGGCTGATGCCCCTACGGTTGCCAAAGAAGCTCCTAAGCAAGAACCAAAGGCTGCTTCCAAATCTGGCGGTGAGGGCGTTAAGGACAGCCTGAAGATCGACCAAGCCGCAACCAAGGCTGATTCGTCGAAGTACTTCAACCAAGCATCAACCGACAAGATGCCCAAATCTGAAACTGCTGAGCAACGCCGTAAGCGCGAACGGATGCTTGCTGCACGCAAATCAGGTCTTGCATAACTAACTCCATAAATGCGTGCCGCTCCTAACCGTGGGGCGGCATTGCTTCTTATTGGCCCCTAGAAGCCCCTGGAAGGCCGTTATTTATCCACTCAGGTACATTCTATCATAATGCCTATAAAACGCCGTACAGAGGCTCCCAGGGGGGTCTCCGTGATTGAGTCCCTACAGCAAGATTTCAAGCTCTTTTTACAAGCACTTTGGGGGCAGTTGGATCTGCCCTCTCCAACCCGCGCTCAATACGCCATTGCAGATTACCTGCAGCACGGACCAAAGCGACTACAGATCCAAGCGTTCCGGGGTGTTGGTAAGTCCTGGATCACGGGAGCTTTTGTGTTGTGGACCCTGTTCAACAACCCAGAAAAGAAGATCATGATTATCTCCGCTTCCAAAGAGCGGGCAGACAACATGTCGATCTTCCTTCAGAAGCTGA